GGTTTGCGGTCTATTGACGATCACAAAATGTCGTCGCTATATTTTGCCGAATATTCACCCGCTGCAACTACCGACCCTATGAGCGTTGAAGCATGGCTACAAGCCAACCCAGCAATCGGCCATACTTTGACCGTTGACGTGTTACAAGCCGAAGCCGAGCAACCTAACCGCAACGCGTTTTTGCGATCGTCAGTAAATTTGTGGACTGCCAGCGCGCACGGCTGGCTACAACCGGGTGTTTGGGCAAGCCTTAAAACCGATCTGCCTATGCCTAAAGGCGGTGTTTTGGCTATTGAGCAATCGCAAGACGAAAGCAGATTTGTGGGCGTTCGAGCCGCGTTAAACGCTGACGGCAACATACAAGTTTGTCAGCAGTTTGTGACCGACACTTTGTCGGAATGCTGGCAGGCAGTTGACGACGTATGCAAAGACACAACAACTCGATTACTGATAACGCCAGCGTTTGAGATGTCTATGCCGAGCAAATTTGCTCACCGATCGCAAATGGTTGGCAACCGTGAATTAACACGTTGGACACAAGTTTGTCGCACAGCAATAGTAGAAAAACGGGTTAGGCATGACGGGTCAACTTTGTTGGCGCAACATTGCGAACGCGCCGTAGCGGTCAAAAACCAAGGTGCATTGTCTTTGTCGTCAATCCGATCACCCGGCCCGATCGAGTTAGCGCGTTGTCTAGTGTTTGCCGTTAGCACAATTAACAAACCCGCAGTCATTGGCAAACCTATGATCGTTGTTGCAGGTGGCTAGTATCGTGACGGGCGGCCGTTAGGTTCTTACTTTCTCGGTTGATGCTTGGCGGTCGCCTATACACAACGGTCAAATAGTTTGGTGGCATACTTAGCGCATGGGCATTTTTAACCGCACCGTCAACAAAGCCGCAATATCACCGCAACCAACTAAAGCGGCCGCGGCTGGTAGCGGATACGTCGGCCAAAATGCTGGCGCAAATTCAATCGGACAGTATTACAACTATGTTGAAGGTACGGCTCGTAATCGTGCAATGAGTGTGCCGACAATTAGTCGAGCGCGCGATCTTATGGCCAGCGTTATCGGTTGCATGAACTTAAAAATGTATACCGAAATGTGGAACGGCGAAGAAATGGAAAAAATGCCGTTAGCGCCACGCACTTGGCTACGACGCATAGACCCAAGTGTGCCAAATTCATTTTTGCTTGCATGGTTATTTGATGATCTTTTTTTCTTCGGAAGAAGTTTTCTTTATGTCACTAGTAGAACAGCCGACGGTTACCCTGCGTCGTTTACTCGACTACCCGCGGCGATGATACAAACACTCGACCAGTCAGGCCCAGTTTGGTTTGCACCGTCAAAACAAATTGTGTTTAACGGTGCTGAACTTGACTACACAAACGTTGTGCAATTTTTGTCGCCAATTCAGGGCATTACTTATATGTCAGAAACGGCAATCGCTACAGCGTTAAAACTTGAAGCTGCACGATACCGCAACTCAAGTAGCGCAATACCGGCTGGCATTTTGCGTCAGACTGGCGGCGAACCTTTGAGCGCACAAGAGTTAGCCGACCTTGCGGCAGCGTTCAACGCGGCACGTGAGACTAATCAAACGGCAGCACTCAACGAATACGTCACTTATTCGGAAACCCAAACTTCACCGGACAAAATGTTGTTGATTGAAAGCGCCGAGTTTCAAGCAATGGAAATGGCACGACTTTGCAATATTCCGCCATACCTTGCGGGCATCAGCGTCGGGTCGTACTCATATCAATCAAGTGCTGAAAGCCGTATGGATTTGTGGACATTTGGTGTACGCGCCTACGCCGATTGCATCGCCGGCACACTCAGCCAAAACAGCGTGCTACCAAACGGCACTTATGTCGAATTTGACGTTGAGCAATACTTAACTGGCGAATACTCAATGGGCGATGACCGAGATACACAAACCGAAACAAACGAAAGAGTAGTATCACCAACATGATCCGATTAACCCCTTCACAGATCACGGTTGATGCAGCGGCGGCAGAGGGTTTGCCGTCGCGCTCAATCTCAGGCGTAGCCGTCACATACGACGAAACAGCAACAATTTCTGACGGCACAAAAGTACGATTTATACAAGGGTCGTTGCCAGTCACGGGGCGCGACCCAAAACTTTATATGCAACACGACGCCAATCAGATTGTTGGCAAAGTTGTTGAGCGCGTGGACACCGCCGAAGGCATGCTATTTACGGCCAAGATTAGCGCTACTCGACTAGGCGACGAGGCACTTACCCTTGCCAATGACGGCGTTATTGACGCGGTATCGGTAGGCGTAACACCCACAAAATTTAGTTACGACGAAGAAGGCGTGATGATCGTTGAGGCCGCCAACTGGTCTGAATTGTCGCTAGTTAGCGAAGGCGCGTTTAGCGGGGCAATTATTGAGCGCGTCGCAGCAAGCGCACCCGACGAACCAATTGAAACACCAGCCGAAAGTATCCACCAAACCGAGCCAGCAATAGAGTTAATATCAGAACAAGACACAACAAAGGAAACAGACATGACCGACAAAATCGAAACCCCAGTAGTCGAGGCGGCAGCCGCAACAGTTGAAAAACTTTGGGCGCAACCAAAACAAGAATTTAAAATGCCAACACCGGGCGAATACTTTGCCGCGATGACTATTGGTGGAGACACATTCCGCAAAGTCAACGAAGCATACAAATTTGCTGCCGCTAAAAGTCAGTCAGCATTGCAATTTGCTTTGGCACAAGACTTGACAACTGATACACCGGGTTTGTTGCCACAACCAGTTTTGGGCAACGTGTTTTTGAACTACAACTTTGTGCGACCAGTTGTGTCAGCAATTGGTACTCGAGCAATGCCAAACGGACAAGGAAAATCGTTTACTCGCCCGATCATTACTCAGCACACCGCAGCAGGCGTACAAAGTGAAGGTCAAGAAGTAACAAACCAAAAAATGACGCTTAGCGCAAATACGGTTACACGTAGCACCGTCGCTGGTGGCGTATTTATATCCCAACAGGACATTGATTTCACAGACCCAGCAGCGCTTAACGCGATCTTGACAGATTTGCAAGGTCAGTACCTTAAAGAGACTGACAACATTGCGGCTGATGCTTGCGTTACAGCAAAACAGACATCAGGTTTTACTTGGACAGTTACAGCAGGTGACCCAACAACACTTATGGCAGCGTTGTACGGTTGCGCGTTTAACATCAGCAACTCGACAAACTTGTTTGCAACACACTTGCTGGTAAGCGTTGACGTGTGGCAAAAACTTGGCGGTCAGCTTGACAATGACAAGCGCCCACTATTCCCAGCAATTGGCGCACCGGGTCTTATCGGTCAAAACACATTGGGCGCAGGTTCGGCCGCATCATGGTCAGGAATGAACCCAATGGGACTTGAGATTGTTGTTGACGGCAACTTTGCGTCAGGCACAATGCTTGTCGTACACGCCCCAGCAATTGAGCTCTACGAACAGCAACGCGGCATCATGCGAGTTCAAGACCCAGCACTTTTGGGCGAGAACTTCTCGTACTACGGTTACTTTGCAACATTCTTCCAAGATGCAACAGACGCAACCGCAGGCTCACGCTTCGTACAGTCGATCACAGTCGCTTAGTCGTAGGCGGCCAAACCGCTTATGGCAACTTACGCGACAGCCAGCAAACAATTAGTTGACAACTACGCTTGCATATCTACGCTTGAGCCAACTGACATACAAGTTGGCGACAGCGTAGTTGTAGGGGCGTTAGGCGCACCGTTTAACGGCACGTACACCGTGCTGGCTTGCCCACAATACCGATACACGGGTGTTGACGGCACAACGGGCGAATTTAACTATGACGTGACTATCGCCGTACCAAATCAAATATTGTTTGCTTGCACAGGTGACGACGTTGATTTTGTTGCGATCTACACCGGCACGGTTGCGTTCACACCGACCTGCACGTGGATTACGGCAGCCAATTTAGTCACCTATTTGGGTGTGTCGATTACTAACCCGTCAGATGATTACACGTTGATCACGCAGGCCGTGAGCGCTGGCAACCAGTTTTGCAGTCGCCGTCGAGCCGAGGCAGGCTACAACGACAGTCTCAGCACGTCGCCTAGCGGTGATGTCACGCTCGGTACTTTGATGTACAGCGCGGCGTTGTGGCGTTCGCGTGGTTCGCTTGAGAACGTGTTTGCGTCGTTTGACGGCATGGGTACAGCACCTCAACAATCGTTGACACCGATTGTTAAGCAGTTGTTAGGTATTGACCGACCAGCGGTGGCATAGTGCCTGCACCGTACACCGATCTATTAAACGAGGCGATTGACGACCTGACCGCGACGCTTACAGCCGTCACGGGTTTACGTGTCATCAACGACCCAACAAAATTAGTTCCGAATGCCGTGTTCCTACAAGCGCCAAGTTTCACGACAATCGCTGGCAACGGCAATATCGTGCGAGTCGACTTCCCAATCAAAATTGTCGGCAGCGGCCCAGCAGGGCTACCCGTGTTACGCGAAATACTACAAATCACAGCAACCGTGCTTGGCTCAGCAATCATCGTTATGTCAGGTCGCCCCGGCACGCTCGACATAGGCGGCCAAGAATACCCGTGTTATGACCTAGCCGTAGGCGTGCAAGCGCAAACCGCGTAATGCACACAAACACACAGCCGTTATGGTAAAACTAATACAGACAACTAAGGAGTAACACATGGCTAGCGCAACTTACTTATCAAACCCGGTATTGACGATCAACGGCGTTGATTTATCCGATATGTGTACGTCAGCAACTTTGACCTATTTGGTCGAGGCTCTTGAAGACACCGCGTTTGGCACAAACTCACGCAGTTACACAGCAGGATTAGTCAACAACGAAGTGACATTGACTTTGTATGCGAGTTTTGCCGCAACTGAGACTTACGCGACTTTGTTCAATTTGATCGGCGCAAAAACGACGGTGACACTTAAACCGACATCGGCAGTCGATAGCGCAACAAACCCAAAGTTTGTTTTGACTGATTGCTATTTAGAAAGTCTGCCAGTCATCAACGCGTCACTTGGCGAGTTATCAACCTATGATGTCGTATTTCAAGGCGGCGCATTAACAGTCGATACAACCAACCCATAAACCGTGCCATTACTGGCCGAGAACAGGAATAGGCAATGCGATTAAAACTAAAAGTTGATCTAAACGACGGCACAGCGCCAGTCGAAGTTACAACGAATATGTTTGTGATATGCGAGTGGGAAAAAACTGAGGGTCGCAAAATTAGCGACGGCAAAGGTATTGGCTACACCGATCTAGTTTGCTGGGCGTACAACTTGTTAAAACTTAGCGGTCAGACAATGCCGGCAACATACCGCGATTGGGTTAAAGCAAACCCGAACATGACTATTGAGGCGATTGACGAGACAGACCCAAACCTTACGGCGTAGGCAGTTACCGACGGCAACTAGCCGAATTATTAGTTGCAACAGGGTACTGGCCTACGACAATCGAGTTTGACACGCGTGACCTAGTAACGGTGATTACGCTATTAAATAAGCAAAAGAGGTAGCGCAATGCCAGCATCAGCAAAAATACAAGTTGTCGGTGTTAAAAACGCTATAAACGGTTTGCGTAAAATTGACCCTGAGTTGCAAAAAGAATTTAAATCAGATGCAAAAACAATTGCTCAGCCAGCGATTGACGCAGCAAAAAAAGCGTACGAACCGTTAAGCAATGAAAGTCACCCGTACGCATTGTCGGGTATGGCTCGATCATGGGTTGATCCAATTACAGGCCGTCAACTAATGAAATTTAGAGTTAGCAAAGCAATTGCCGGCGTTGGCATGAAATTTGATACACGCAAAAAGGCGATCGGCGTGATTCTTATTTTGCAAAAAGACGTTGCAACCGCAATTTGGGAAACAGCAGGTCGTAAAACAACAAACCGTTTAGGTCGATCATTGGGTTTTGTGGGTGACGATCAAACGCGCATTATTAAACCAGCGGTTGAAAAACATTTGCCACAAGTTGAACAAGAAATGGAAAAACTAGTTAAACGTACAATGCGCGTAGTGCAGGCAGGTTTGTAATGGCACTATCTATACCCATTGTCAGCGAGTTTGACGGCAAAGGCATTGACAAAGCAATCAAAGAATTTAAGCAACTAGAAACAGTTGGCGAGAAGGCACAGTTTGCAATTAAGAAAGCGGCCGTGCCAGCAGCGGCGGCGTTGACAGCGGTTGCGGGCGCGCTTGGGTTAGCGGCTAAAGCCGCAGCCGAAGATGAACAGCAACAAGCGATTTTGGCTAACACTATGCAAAACGTCGTTGGCGCTACCGACGCGACGGTTGCGGCGACTGAGGACATGATTGCGGCTATGTCGCGGGCGACGGGTACGGCTGACAGCGAGTTGCGACCAGCATTTGCCGCTTTGTTGCTTGGTACTAAAAATGTTGGCGAGGCGACTGACGCGCTTGGTTTGGCTCAAGATATTGCAACAGGTTCAGGCACAGATTTGGCTACGGTCGCTGACGCGTTGTCTAAGGCGTACGCAGGCAATATGCGAGGCCTACGCGCGTTGTCGCCTGAAATGATGGGCATGATTAAAGAGGGCGCGTCACTCGATGAAGTGATGATGGCGTTAAACGACAACTTTGGTGGTGCGGCCGCACGATCAGCAGAAACCGCAGCAGGCAAATTTAAGATACTTAAAAACAGTTTGGCTGAAACACAAGAAAGTATCGGTGCGGCGTTGCTACCCGTGTTGCAAAAAGTGTTGCCGTATTTGCAGTCGATGGCTGATTGGGCGCAACGTAACCCTAAAGCGTTTTTGATTATTGCCGGCACAATCTCAGCGGTCGCAGCGGCGATCGTTGCGGTGAATGTTGCGATGGCGTTAAACCCGTTTGGTTTGATCGCGGTCGGTATTGCGGCGTTAGTCACCGCGTTGACGTTTGCGTACACAAAATTTGAGACATTCCGCACAATTGTCAACACGGTGCTAAACGGCCTGATCGCAGGGTTTGAAACGTTTGCAAATTCGTTTATTGGTGCGATCAACATAATTATTCGCGGCATGAATTTGATTAACCCGTTTACTGACATCAACCCGTTGTCAACAATTTCGTTGGGTCGTATTGGTGGCGGTGGCGGTGGTGCTACAGCCGTTACAAGCGATACGCGTACGGCTGACCGTATGGCTCGAGAAGCAGGCGCGTCTATTCCAAGTATTGCCCCGATCATTGGCGGTGGCGCTGGTGGCGGTGGCGGTGGTAACAGCGCTGGTGGCGGCGGTGGCGGTATTGGTGGCGGCGGCGATCTAATGACCATACAAGGCGGTCTAACGACCGTAGGTATGGCTGAACGTATCGCAGCGCGTGGCGCGTCGCCCGTAACGATCAACGTCACGGGCGGTATTTCGACTAGCGCCGAAATCGGTCAAAGCGTGTTAGATAGTTTGCTCGCCTACCAGCGCGTATCAGGGCCACTCGATCTACAGATAGCGGTCTAATGGCTGGCGTGTCAATCGTTGCGAGTGGCAACTATGACCTAGAAATTGACACAGGGTTTATTCAAGACGGGTTTTTGCTTGACGCAGACCCTGAGGGCAAATTAGATAGCACTCAATATGTGCTTGACGGTACAACCGAGTTTGCAAGTGTGCTTGACGGCGTTAATCAGGTGTATGTGCGTCGAGGGCGACGCGATCAAGGCGACCAGTTTGGTGCAGGCACTATGTCGTTTACCATGCTTGACACCGACGGTATTTTTATGCCGTTTGACGAGGCAAGCCCCTACTACGACACGCCTAACGCTAAGCCGGGTTTAGCGCCTATGCGGTCGGTGCGGTTGTCTCGATACAGCGCAACAAACGTCAAAGAATATTTGTTTGTTGGAAAAATTGTCAACTTTGACTACAACTTTGCGCTTGGCGGTTTGGATACGGTGACGGTGTTTTGTGCCGACGATTTCTATTTGTTATCGCAAACATATTTAGATGAGTACAACGTCAGCGAAGAATTGTCAAGCGTACGTGTGTCGGCAATACTTGACCGACCCGAGGTTGCATTTCCCGTCGCTAACCGCAACATCGGTACAGGCACACAGACGCTTGGTGGCGCGTCAGCGTTTACAATTGAGCAAGGCACAAACGTGTTGGGTTATTTGTCGCAGGTTAACGAGGCTGAACAGGGTCGCATTTATATGTCGCGTGACGGCGACATTGTGTTTACGCCGCGCATAGGCACAACGCTCGACCCAGCCGTAGCCGATTTCCACGACGACGGCACAAACATACCGTACAACGGCGTAGGCATAACATTCGAGGCCGATCAAGTAACTAACCGCGCGGTCGTACAGATACTTGGTAGCAACAACCCTCAGATCGCTGACGACGCTGGCAGTCAAGCAACGTACTTTATACAGACATACAGCATTACAAACAGCCTGTTGCACAACGATACGGCCGCGCTTGACTTGGCAACCTATTTGCTTGACCCTAACCCTGAGCCAAGATACACGTCGCTAGCAACATCGTTTGCAATGTTGAGCAGCGCCCAACGCGACACGGTCGCAACGCTTGACATATCTGACACGATCACTATTGAAAAGTCGTTTGCCCCCGGCACAAACCCAGCGTCACTAGCCCAAAACCTAGCGATCGAGGGTATTGAGCATACGATCAACGTCAATACGGGTCATAGCGTCACTTATTACACGTCGCCTGTAATTGTGTTAAACGAGTTGATACTTGATGATTTGTCGTTTGGTATCATCAACGCTGACAACGGGTTAGGTTAAAGTAGGTCAAATATGGCATTACAAACATTTACCGCAGGGCAGGTTTTAACGGCCGCGCAAATGAACAGTTTGCAAGCAAACGATTACAACCAAACGGTTAGCACCAAGACCGATAGTTACACATTGGTTGCAGCCGACAAAGGCACTCGAGTTGTGATGAACAAAGCAACCGCGACAACGATCACGGTTAACACAAGTTTGTTTAGTGCAGGCGACACTTTGTTTATTCAAAACATTGGCGCGGGTACTTGCACGATCACGGCAGGCACGGCAACAGTAACGACCGCAGGGTCTTTAGCGTTAGGCACATGGGCAGGTGGCACTTTGTATTTTACTAGTGCTAGTGCTGCTATTTTTTTTAGCGGTGGGGGTGCTAGTTATGGCACGGCTACAGGCGGTTCATCGTCAAGCATTACGGTTGGCGGCATAAATTACACGCTTTTAACTTTTACTAGCACAAGTACTTTGACTGTTAGTAAGTCAGGTTTGTTTGATGTTTTAATTTTTGCGGGCGGCGGCGGTGGTGCTGCAAGTCAAACTGGACAAACACGAGCGGCTGGTGGCGGCGGCGGTTCGGCAACAGTTCTTTCAACAATTTATCTAACAGCAAATCAAACTATTACTGTTGGCGGCGGCGGTGCAGGTGCAACTGATGATCTTAAAGGTGGCACTATCGGGTCAGTTAGCAACATTGGTTCAGTCATTGCGTCTTTAGGCGGCGGGCCAGGTGGTACTTATGCAAGCGAGGCTGGTTATGCAGGTGCTGGCGGTTGTGGCGGCGGCGGTTGGGGTCTAACTGGCGGTAACGTTTACACTACTGGCGGTATTGCATTATTGGGTTCTAATTTTGGCAACAACGGCGGTAACGGCGTAGACGCAGACGCAGGCGGCGGCGGCGGTGGTGGCGGTGCAACAGGCGGAAATGCCGTGACTAGCACGGGCGGTGCTGGTGGTGCAGGTTACGATGTTTCAACTTTTATTTCTGGTAGCGCCGCTTACAAAGCGGCTGGCGGTGGCGGCGGTGGCAATACTGGTGCAAGCGGCGGAAGTTCAATTGGTGGCAACGGCGGATCAAACGCCGCCAACGGCACAGCGGCAAGCGCGAACACGGCAAGCGGCGGCGGCGGTGCAGGTCGAGGCGGCACAGACGGCGGCAACGGCGGTTCGGGAATTGTTTATGTCAGGTTTAAGGTTTAGTCATGGCACATTTTGCAAAAGTAGAAAACAATAAAGTTAAACAAATAATTGTTGTATCAAATGACGATTGCGGCGGCGGCAATTTTCCCGAAAGTGAACCGATCGGGCAAGCGTTTATTGCGTCATTAGGTTTGACGGGTGATTGGTTGCAAACAAGTTACAGCGGGTCATTTCGTAATCTTTACGCAGGTATCGGATATGACTGGCTACCCAATGCGGGCGAATATGGCGAATTTATGTCAGCACCAACAATCGAGCTTGACGACGAACAATAATGCGATGCGATACAAGTTGTTTGCGTTAGTACTTATGTTGACCGGCTGCGAAACGACACGCGACAACACGCTTACGGTTAAATCGCGCGTCAAAAACATGACGCTAAACAATTGCAACGTGCCTGATCGTTGCGGCATAACACCATGACACGGCACAGATACACACCAAACGAGTTACATGCTCGAATGGTCGTAACCGTCGGCGTATTGCTGGCAATCGTATTTGCCGTAGTTGTTATCGGTTTTGTGTACGGCCTGCTATTCATATCGCAACCTATGGAACAAGCACCAAACGACAAGGAATTTATTTCACTCATGGCAACGATTGTTACGTTTTTGTCAGGTACGTTGGCTGGCATTGTTGCGTCAAACGGCATAAAAAACAAAGCAAAAACCGATGCCGAATAGACCGTACACAATCACGCAACAACCAGTCGTTAAAGCAGCGTTGGCTGGCACAACCGAGTGGGCGAAACTTTGTTGCCAACACAGCAACGGCAGTTTGTGGAATAACGGCACATTTGTTAACCGCGATATTCGCAACCGACCCGGCACGATCAGCAATCACGCTCGAGGGCTGGCAATGGATTTGTCGTACCGTTGGCTGAACCAAAAAAAGTTAGGCAAACAAGACGGCCGCAAAGCGTCACTAGCGTTCATTGTCAAATGTTTAGAGAACGCAGACCATTTGGGCATACAACTTGTGATTGACTACGCGTTGCAACGGTCATGGAAATGCGATCGCGGCACATGGCAACCATTACCGTCAGTCGAGCAGGGCGACTGGTATCACATCGAAATTGACCCGCACGTAGCCAACGACGCAATGATCGCAAAACAGCGCTGGATAACGGTTTTTGGGGTATTCCCCACATCGCCACCAAAACCCGTCTAGGGTTATAGACCTACCGAGAAAGTAGGTCACTTATGACACTCATCACCAAACTTGCCGTATCGCTATTTATTAGCGTCACGTCAATATTCGTACTACACAAACCCCCAGCACCAACCCCGGCCGAAATGCGCCGAGCGCCTATAACCGTATGGCAAGCGTTAGAGCCTGCAGCGCCTATACCGCCGACTACGGTTGTAACAACGCCTATAACGCAACCTGACGCGTGTCAGACGGTCTATGACATGGCTCGACACGTCGGTTGGGCAGAGCAAGACCTAACACAACTGGTTGCGGTTGCGTATCGTGAGAGCCGTTGCCAGCCTGACGCGTTCAACGCCAAAGACCCAAACGGCGGCAGCGCAGGCGCTATGCAAATTAACTACTTTTGGTGCAAACCGTCAAAGTATTACGCAAACGGCTACTTGCAGGCCTACGGCTTGATACGCACCTGCGACGACCTATTTGACCTAGAGGACAATTTGCGGTCAGCGTTGGCAATCTTTAGATACTCAAATGGTTGGCGCGCATGGTCACTCTAAAACATTTGTTTTTGGCAAGTCTGCTAACCGCGTACACGTACCTGATAATGTCAGTCACCAACAAACGAAAGGCAAGAGATGACCGAGAACATCGACCCAAGAACTGACCCACAGTTCAAAGCATTAATGCAAGTGATAAACGACATTACGCAAAACAAAGTGCCGATATATAACCCGTGGGAATTGGCGGCGCGTAGCACGTTACGTAAAATACAGCATGAGATTGACGACCGCAACGTACTTGACGACGGCGAGTTAATTGACGTGTTAAACCAAACACGCATAGAAATAAAATATTTGTTGAGCATTATCAACGATCTGCATGAGCGCGTTAAAGAGCGCGACATCGAGATCGGTATTAAACAACTGCGCTTGAACGAAAACGAAGTAGAGATACAGCGTTTAGAGAACATGGTGCATCGTGCTAACTAAACACGACAAAAACCGTATGCGTATCGCAATGGCCGAAAGCCAAGCAAGCGCAAACGCTAAATGGACACCCGAGCAACAAGATCGTGTTGATGCGGCAATACGCAAAATGGCACGTATGTTGCCACGGTTTACAGCCGACCAAGTTTGGTACGAGTTGGGCGCGACATTTCCCGTTACTAAGGGCATGACCGCTCGACTACTGGTTGCCCAGCGTCAGGGCGTTATTAAAAACACGGGTGAGATTACGTATGCCGATCGTGGCGGCGAACATGATCACGCGCAACGCCTAACAATATGGCAATCACTATGACTGGGTTTAACCTTGACAATTACGTTGACGTACCTACACGTCTAGGTATGGCACTAAAAAAATATCCTGACCTACGCATACAAGAAACGCAACGCGAAATAATTGAGATGCCTGACAAATCATGTTTTATTCGTTGCACGGTGACGGTGTGGCGTGACGCTGCCGACCCGATACCAGCGATCGCGTCAGCGTGTGAGATATACCCCGGTCGTACGCCGTACACAAAAATGAGCGAAAACGAGGTTGGGTTTACTAGCGCGTTGGGTCGAGCGCTCGGATACATGGGGTTTGGTATCAACAAGTCAATTGCGTCACGTAACGAGGTTGAGGCCGCACAATCACGTCAACCGACGGGCAGACTTGCCCCAGTTGTACCTATGCACGATGTCGAAGTGCCATTCCCTGACGAGCCACAACGCGAGTACGCGACACCTAAACAAATGGGCATGATGAGGGCGTTAGCTAACGGGCAGGGGCTTAAAGGCGACGATCTAAAAACGTTTATTAGCGCCACGCTAAACCGTGAGGTGCAAACGTCTGGCGAGTTGACTAAACGCGATATCAGCAAAGTCATTGACGCATTGAAAGCAAGCGAGCCAAAATGAAAAGAATAGATCACTTAATGAAACATCACCACGCGTTGTCAATGGCGGTCAAAGATTTGCGACGCGTTAAAGAGTTTTATCCTGAGTTGTACGCAATGGCAGTCGAAGCGCTAAAAGAAGTTAGAAAAGAAATAGTAAAACCTAAATAACGGGCATGACCTAAGCGTGTTGCAGCGCGGTTGGTGACACACGGCAACGTGGGTAGATGACGCACGTGGTAACACGTGGTCAGGCAAATTGCGTTAAAGAAATAGGGTGTCGAGTGAGGCAGACGACGGGGGGCTTAGCGCACTAGGTCTAACAACACAACACAGATTGACATAACATAAACAAACCACAAACACAAAGTTGACAACATGATCAGCCATAACAAACATCAGCAAGCGCAACAGCGCGCGCTAGCACAACCGAGCAAAGCGAGGGCGTGAGCAATGCCAACACGACGACGCACACACAACCAAGAACAAATCGGACACTACACACAACGACATCGCGCACGCTCAACAGCCGAATTTAAGCGCAACCGGCGGGCATTACTTACAGGCAACCCCATTTGCCATTGGTGCAACGCACGCGAAGCAACAACTGCCGATCACCTAATAGAAATAGATCGCTGGCCAGCAAACACACAAGGCATCAACGCAATGGAAAATTTAGTTGCAGCCTGCAAACCATGCAACTCATCGCGTGGCGCTCGATACGGAAACCTCAAACGCAAAAACATTTACGAACCCGCACCAAACATTTATGCACCACATCGTATTTTTATACAAAACACAGACGAC